ATTAAAATTAATTAACAAGGGGTCTAGTTTAGAATTATTCTAATTTGTTATGCAGCGTTTAAACTTTTGTTTAATGCCTTTGTATGTGCTTTAATTATTGGTTGTAAGTGTTTTTCTACATTTTGAGGAGTAATTGAAAATTCTGTATTAATAATCTGTTTTCTATCCTCCCATGAAGCACAAGTTTCAACAATAACTTTTACATTTTTAGGCATAGAACGATCAAATTCAAAAGAATATAAATATTCTATGTCGCCATGTTCCTCTGTTGTAAACTCATAAATTGGTTGTTGCGGTCTGTACATTGTAGCTTCATATTTTTGGTTCAATAAATTATCTAAAAAACTTTTGAACCCTTTACAATGTGCAAGTGTAGAAGCAAGGTTGTACCCTGTCTCTGACAAATAACCATCACAATGACGATACAACCAAATATTAGTTGAACCGCTTTTTATTTTTATATTACATCTTGTTGACATGTTTTCCTCCATTTAAGTTTATAATATCTTATAATATATCGTTGCTTCTTTGTCAACTATTATTTTGTGTTGTGTTGTTGTGTGTTTGTTTGGTGTGTTAGTTGTTGCTATACACTCGCAGCAGCAACGCCACGCCAACACCTGCGTTATAAATCGGACACAACATTGACACAATCATGACACGATCTAAAAAAAAATTGCTTTAAAAGCATTCTGATAAGAAAAGATTATCATTAATAATAATAATTATTGTAGGATCTTAAGACAATTTTTAAAAACTCGACACCCCCTATATGGCAAAAATGCGATGTGCCGATATACACGATATATACATGGGACTCGAGGACACCTTTACAGACACACACCCTGCCACCCCCACAAAACCACCCTCACCCTTTTTGCTCGACCTTTATAGTTTGAATTTTAGTTTACACTACTATATGTAGTAGGTATGTGGACTTTCTACGCAGACAACCTAACATCATTAGCTATGATAGATAAGAAATCAAATACCTTGACTCTTAAAATCTATGGCTTTGAAAACATGGAACATGCAGAGCTGTTCGCACAATTTGCAATGATGCAACTTAACTTTGAATATTACAATGATGAGAGAATGCAAAGTAAGATGATACATTGATATGGATATAAAAATACCTTACACACCAAGGAAGCACCAGGCATTTCTACATAAACAAATATCAGATTACAGATGGAGTGTACTTGTTTGTCATCGTAGGTTCGGCAAAACAGTGTGCATGATTAATCATTTGATTAGATCTGCCTTATTATCGAAAAATAAAAACCCAAGATTTGCCTACATTGCACCAACATTTAAACAAGCTAAAGCAATCGCCTGGGATTACATTAAACAGTTTACAGGCAAGATACCTTATACCAAGTTTAATGAAACAGAGCTGCGTGTAGATTTACCTAATGGTGCTAGAATTACATTACTAGGTTCAGAAAATTCAGATGGCTTGAGGGGTATATACCTAGATGGTTGTGTCATAGATGAATATGCCAATGTATCTGAAAAACTATTTCCAGAAATAATTAGACCAGCTCTATCGGATCGCAAAGGGTACTGCGTCTTTATAGGAACACCAGCTGGAATGAATAATAATTTTTACGATTTATATCAACACGCACAGGGAGCTGAAGATTGGTTTCATTATAAAGCTAAAGCAAGTGAAACTAAAATTGTCGACAACGAAGAGTTGGTCAAGGCAAAGGAAGTGATGGGTGAGAAAAAGTATTTGCAAGAGTTTGAATGTGATTGGATAGCAAACATTGAAGGATCTATCTACGCAGATGTACTCGCTGACATGGAAGATAAGAAACAAATCACACGAGTGCCTTACGATCCATCTTTGCCAGTCTCCACCGCATGGGATCTAGGCGTGTCGGATCATACAGCTATTATATTTTTTCAACAGCTAGGCAGAGCTATCAATATTATAGATTTCTATGAAGAGAGAGGTCAAGGTCTACCACACTATGTGCAGGTGATAAAAGATAAAGATTACATTTACAAAGATCATTTTGCTCCGCATGATATAGAAGTTACTGATTTTTCTAATGGAAAAACTAGAAGAGAGGTTGCTTATCAGCTAGGCGTAAGATTTAAAGTTGTGCCAAAGATACCACTAGAAGATGGAATACACGCAACGACAATGACTTTGCCGAAGTGCTGGATTGATACAGACCATTGCAAAAAGTTAATAGATGCGTTAAGACATTACCATAGGAAATATATTGACAAAAATCGTATGTTTCGATCTAAACCAAATCACGATTGGAGCAGTCATGCTTGTGATAGTATGAGGTATCTGTCGGTTGGTTTACAAGAATTAAATACTAGACAATCTGCTCCACAAGTTGTAGCAGAGAATGAATACAGGATTTTATAATTATGGGATCAATATTTAAACCAAAAATGCCGCCTTTGCCGCCACCCCCACCACCTGTTGAACCACCTAAAGCGGAACTATCAGATGAGGAGAAAGCAGCTATTGCAGCTGAACAACGAGCAGCTGAAAGAAGAAGGAGGGGTAGACGATCAACAATTTTAACTGGACCATTAGGTGTTCAAGAAACAAAAGAAGAAGCATTAAAAACATTGTTAGGAGAATAGTATGGGAAGTAATGGTGCATCTGGTGGCGGTGGATATAGAGACGCTCAAAAAGATAGAAAAAAATCTGTTGGTGGAACAAGAGTTGGATTTGAAGGAACTTATAAAAGTGATATAAATCCAAACAAAGATTTTAAAGCAGAAAAAAAAGATAACATAGTCGGTGGTAATGGTGATGGCAATCAAGTTGTACAATCAAACACAGTTATACCTCCTGTTACTCCTACCAATGTAGAAGTTTCTCAAAGTTCAGCAGCTGACGCACAATCAGCAGAGAGTGAAGAAAATTTATTATACAAAAAAAGAAAAGTAAAAGCAGTCGGCAGATCACAAACAATATTAACTTCATCTACTGGTGCATCAGGTGGTCTTACTTTAGGTAAACCAAGTTTATTAGGTCAAGCATAATGAAAACAGATTTAACAAAAACATTATTAAAAAGATTTGATCGTTTGTCTGCACAAAGACAAAACTGGGAAACACATTGGCAAGAAGTAGCAGACTACATGATGCCAAGAAAAGCAGATGTTACCAAATTAAGATCAAGAGGCGATAAACGAACTGAATTAATTTTTGATTCTTCTCCCTTACAAGCTGTGGAATTGTTAGCGGCTTCCTTACATGGAATGTTGACTAACCCTTCCACTCCTTGGTTTTCTTTAAAATTTAAAGAAGATGAAATGGATAATGAAGATGAGGCAAAAGAATGGTTAGAGTCTGCAACTGAAACTATGTATGCAGCATTTAATAAATCTAACTTTCAACAAGAAATATTTGAATTGTACCATGACCTAATTACTTTTGGTACAGCAGCAATGTATATTGAAGAAGATGAAGATGACATATTAAAATTTTCTACAAGACACATTAATGAAATTTATATTGCAGAGAATGACAAAGGTAGAATTGATACTGTTTATAGAAAGTTTAGACTATCAGTAAGAGCTGCAGTTCAACAGTTTGGACAAGGACTATCACAAAAGATCGATACGATACATGCTAAAGATCCTTACGAAGAAGTAGAAATTGTTCATGCAGTTTATCCAAGATCTGATTTTAATCCAAAGAAACAAGATAAAAAGAACATGCCATTTGAATCTGTGTACATGGAATATTCATCTGGTGATGAGTTATCTGTATCTGGATTTAGAGAGTTTCCATTTGTTGTGCCAAGATATTTAAAAGCATCGCATGAGATATATGGAAGATCACCTGCAATGACAGCTTTACCAGATGTTAAGATGTTAAATGAAATGTCAAAGACAACTATCAAAGCTGCACAGAAACAAGTCGATCCACCTTTGTTAGTTCCTGATGATGGATTTATTTTACCTGTAAGAACTGTACCAGGTGGATTAAATTTTTATAGATCAGGTACGAGAGATAGAATTGAACCATTAAATATTGGTGCGAATACACCACTAGGATTAAACATGGAAGAGCAAAGAAGAGATTCTATTAGAAGTGCATTCTATGTAAATCAACTTATGATGCAACAAGGACCACAAATGACAGCAACAGAAGTCATACAAAGAAACGAAGAGAAGATGAGATTACTTGGTCCTGTATTAGGTAGATTACAATCTGAATTATTAAAACCTTTAATCGATAGAACTTTTAGTATTATATTAAGAAAAAATTTATTTATGCCAGTACCAGAATTTTTACAAGGTAGAGATGTAGAAATAGAATATGTATCTCCACTTGCTAAAGCACAAAAGTCTACAGAGTTACAATCGATTATGAGAGCTATAGAAATATTAGGATCATTATCTAATGTTGCTCCTGTATTCGATCATATTAATATGGATAAATTAGTTAGACACCTTGCAAGTATTGTAGGTGTACCACAAAAAATATTAAAACCACAAAACCAAATTAATGCAGAGAGAGAACAAGCACAACAAGAACAAGCTCAAATGCAACAAATGCAACAACTACAACAAGTAGCGGAAGCAGGAGGAAAAGTAGCACCATTAGCAAAAGCTCTACCAGAAGAAGCAAGAGCAGTGGCTAATGCTGATTTAGCTATTGAATAATGGATTCAATAAAACAATTTGAAAAACAAGTTAAAGAATTAAAAGACGCATACAAAAGAATTTTTAATTCAGATGAAGGTAAAATAATTATATCTGATTTAGAAAAACGATGCCACTTTCTATCTACCACTAATGTTAAAGGGGATAGTCATGAGAGTGCATATATGGAAGGACAACGCAGCGTTCTTCTATTTATAAAATCAATGCTGCAAAACGAAAAAGAAAAAGGAAAATAAAATGTCAAGCGAACAGATAACACAGGAAACTGTGCCTGTAGAAAAGACAGAAACTCCATCTACAGAGACACAGCAAACACAACAACCTATTTCTTCTACAACAGAGCAACCAGCTGTTGCTAAATCGTGGAAGGAAGCAATCTCGGAAGAGTACAGAACTGATCCAAATATTGAAAAGTTTACCGAGATCGATGCGTTAGCTAAAAGCTATATCAACGCAACTAAAATGATTGGTCAAGATAAAGTTGCAGTACCTAACGAAAACTCAACTGAAGATCAATGGAATGAAGTTTATACAAAACTTGGCAGACCAGAATCTGCAGATAAATATAAACTTGAAGCAAAATCTGAAATTGTGCCAATCGAAGAAAGTGCAATCAAGACTTTTGCCGAGACCTCACACAAACTTGGTTTAAATAATAAACAAGCACAAGGTATACTTGAATATTATAAAAACATGATGGAGGGTACAGCACAACAATCTAAAATAGATGCCGAAACTTCACAAGCTCAAGCAATACAAGAATTGAGACAGGAGTGGGGTAAATCATTTGATGCCAATATAAAAAAAGCAGCTAGTTTTGCAAAAGCAAATTTAGGTGCTGAATTTTTAGATACAACATTTTTAAAAGATGGTTCTGTATTAGGAGATCATCCTACAATCATAAAAGGATTTTTAAATATTGCTAATATGATGTCTGAAGATCCTATAGTTACAACAGAGTCTGAAAGTGTTGATCAAGGTAAAAATCTTGAAGCAGAAATATCACAAATTATGAATGATAAATCACATCCTTATCATGTAAAAGGTCATCCAGATCATGATAAATCTGTACAGCAAATGTTGACTTTAAGAGAAATGTTACATGGAAAATCATCATCTCAATAACGAGGAAATAAGGTTAGATGTACTTCGTATTGTAAGAGAAACCAGTACAGAGTATGAGAAAAAAGAAACCTTGAAACTTTGTGAAGAATATTATAAATGGATTAAAGGTAAGACAATTCGAAAGAACCTTACTGACAAGAAGGAATAGACTCTAGTCTAAAAGACTTTAAATCCAAGAGATGCCTGTCGTAAGACAGAGAACCTTTCTGATTAATTTAACATTAACAATTAATACTTAAAGGAGACTATTATGTCATCACAAGTAACAACAGCATTTGTACAGCAGTATTCTGCTAATATACAAATGTTATCTCAACAAATGGGATCGTTATTGAGAGACAAAGTTCGTCTTGAAAGTGTTGTTGGTAAGAATGCGTTCTTTGATCAAGTAGGAAGTGTAACTGCTCAAAAAAGAACAAGCAGACATTCAGACACTCCACAAATCGATACACCTCACGCTAGGCGTAGAGTATCTCTTGTGGATTATGAATTTGCTGATCTTATCGATGACCAAGACAAGGTGAGAATGTTAATCGATCCTACATCGTCTTATGCTCAAGCTGCTGCTTTCGCAATGGGTAGAGCTATGGATGATGAAATTATCGCAGCTGCAACTGGTACAGCGTTTACTGGTGAAACAGGTTCAACTTCCACTGCATTACCTGCAGGACAGAAGATTACTGAATCTGGAACTGATGGTTTAACTATCGCAAAGTTAAGAGAAGCTAAAAAGATTCTTGACTTAAATAGTGTAGACCCATCTATCACTAGACACATCATTGTATCACCAAAGCAGATCGATGATTTATTAGGTACAACTTCTGTAACGAGTTCTGACTTCAATACAGTCAAAGCTCTAGTACAAGGTGAAATAAACACATTTATGGGTTTCAATTTCATCGTGTCAAACAGACTTTCTATTGCATCTTCAAAAAGAAGTTGCATCGCTTATGCTCAAGATGGAATTGCTATGGGTGTAGGTAAAGATGTTACAGCTAGAATAGACGAGAGAGCTGACAAAGGTTATGCTACTCAAGTTTACTACTGTGGATCTTTCGGTGCTACTAGAATGGAAGAAGAAAAAGTAGTAGAAATACAAGCTCACGAAGCGTAATAGGAGGACAATATGGCGAATGTAAATACAGGTCTTATTACTAACTTTGAAGCTGTTCCGCAGGTTAAAAACGCTGCACACGAATTGCATGGTGTTAAGAGAGTTGCTCAAGGCACTATCGCATTAGCTGCAGGGGATTTATCTGCTTCGGATACAGTAATGTTAGCTCCAGTTCCAACTAACGCTAGTATTACTTCAATCAAATTATTTAACGATGATTTAGATTCAGGTACTACTAACACATGCGATGTTGGTATCTTCAATACTGAAGGTACTGCTGTGGATGATGATGCTTACGCATCTGCAATCACAGACCTTCGTGCTGCTGTTACAACTGGTACTGAAGTAGCTTTCGAAGCTAGAAATATCAATGCTATGGGTCAACAAGTATGGGAAGATGCAGGTGTATCTTCTGACCCAGGAGGTTTTTACTACATTGGTTTAACTTTTGACGCTGCTGGTGATACTGGCGGTGATTTAAGTTTCATCATTGAATATGTAGTAAACTAATCACTTTAGATGGGGGAGCAATCCCCCATCTTTCACATGAAACAAATAAAAGATTTACAAACAGTTTTACATTTTAAAAAGGGTAATTATATCTATCGATATGTATTAGTAGACAGGTTTCAGTATGGTCCAAAATATCATTATGGATTTAACCCTAAAGAAGGTAGAACAGAAGCAGAGATACACGCTTTACAAAAAGATAGAAATATAAGGCGTAAATATATATTAAAAAATGACAACAAGTGATTTTGATCCAAGATTATTAAGTCTATACAAAGAACCAAGACATCTCTTGCATTTTCAGTGGCAAAACGATACTAAAGTATATAGATACGCTTTAGTTGAAGTTATTGATGAAATCGATATAAACGAAAGAACTAAACAAAAGCAAGATGAGTTAGGACTAACTCAAGAAGAAATATGGAGAAAATATGGCATCAGTAGTGGACATCTGTAATGGAGCATTAAATCAACTTGGAGCATCTACAATATTAACTTTAACTGAAGATTCAAAAAACGCTAGATTATGTAATGCTAGATATACACAAGTAAGAGATTCAGTATTCAGATCACATCCATGGAATTGTTTACAAAAAAGACAACAACTAGCAGCAGACACTGACACACCTGCTTGGGGATTTACACAACAATATACAATACCTGCAGACTGTTTAAGAATTTTAACAATATTAGATTATGATTCAGATTATAAAATAGAAGGTAGAAAAATTTTAACCGACAACTCTACCATGAAAATACTTTACATTTCAAGAGTAGAAGATCCAAACGAATACGATGAATTGTTAAGAGAAACTTTATCGGCAGCTTTAGCTGCTGACATAGCTTACGCAGTAACAAGTTCTAATCCAACTGCAACAAACATGTACAGACTGTTTCAAGATAAATTAAAAGAAGCAAGATTTGTAGATTCAACAGAAGGTCAAAACTTGTCTCCAGATAAAGGTATGGCAGATGTTATAGGAGCTGATACATTTATTAATTCGAGGTTTTAATAATGGCTAGAGTTGCTGTTCAATTAACCAATTTTACTGGTGGTGAACTATCACCAAGATTAGATGGTCGTAATGATTTAGGTAAATATCCCACAGGATCTAAAACATTAGAAAACTTTATAGTCTATCCGCATGGTGCTGCAGCGAGAAGATCAGGCACACAATATGTTGCACAAGTCAAAAATAGTTCAGCTAAAACAAGATTGATTCCTTTTGAGTTTTCTACAACACAAACTTATATGCTAGAGTTTGGCAATCAATACATAAGATTTTATAAAGACAATGGTCAAATATTAGAATCAGATGTTACAATTAGTGGAGCAACACAAGCTAATCCAGTCGTGATTACAGCAACAGGTCATAGTTATAATAATGGTGATGAGATTAGAATTACTGGTGTTGTTGGAATGACTGAACTTAATAACAAAAGATATTTAGTTGCAAACAAAACAACTAATACATTTGAGATAACAGATGTTGATGGAACAAATATAAATGGCACAGGATTTACAGCTTACACTTCTGGTGGTGTTGCAAATAGAGTTTATGAAATATCAACTCCATATTTAACAGCAGAACTTTTTGATCTTAAATTTGCACAGAGTGCAGATGTTATGTACATTTGTCATCCTAATCACGAAGTAGAAAAACTATCACGAACAGGTCATACTTCATGGTCATTAACTGATGTTGAATTTTCTGATGGTCCATATTTAGATGACAATATCTCAACTACAACTATTACAACTTCAGCACATACTGTAGGAACTGGTAGAACTTTAACAGCTTCAGCAATTACAGGTATTAATGGAGACACAGGTTTTCAAACAACTGATGTTGGAAGATTAATTCGTTTTAGAGATGGTTATGGAAAAATAACTGCACGAACAGATACATTAAATGTAACTATAGAAATATTAGAAGATATGGGATCATCCAGTGCGTCTGCGAATTGGTCATTAGGAGCATTTTCAGATACTACAGGTCATCCATCTTGCGTAACCTTTTTTGAACAACGATTAGTTTTTGCCGCAACATTAAATAATCCGCAAACAGTTTATTTTTCTAAATCAGGTGATTATGAAAACATGGATGAAAACAGAGGTGGTACTGTAGCAGATGATGATGCAATTATTTATACCATTGCATCAAACCAAGTAAACGCAATTCGTTTTATGACTGCAACAAGAACTTTAATTATTGGTACAGCTGGAGGTGAGTTTGCTGTATCTGGTGGAGGTACAGATGTTGCAATTACACCTACAAATATTCTAATTAAAAAACAATCTAACCATGGTGCAGCAAATGTAGATGCGATCCCTGCAGGAAACGCTACATTATTTTTGCAAAGAGCTAAAAGAAAATTAAGAGAATTAGCTTATAACTTTGATGTTGATGGTTATGTATCTCCAGACTTAACTATTCTTGCAGAACATATCACTGAAGGCGGACTATCACAAATATCATATCAACAAGAACCTAATCAAATTATTTGGGGTGTAAGAGATGATGGTCAATTAGTTGGTTTAACATATCAAAGAGAACAACAAGTGGTTGCTTGGCACAGACATAAGTTTGGCGGAACATTTGGCTCTGGAGCTAGTGCTACTGGTTTTGGTGTTTGTGAAAGTGTTGCAACAATACCAACAGATAATTCAGAATATCAAACTTATGTAATTGTAAAAAGAACTATCAATAGTGTTACTAGAAGATATGTAGAATATATTAATAATTATGATTTTGACGAAACAGACGATACCACATTTAATTTTTTAGATTCACAATTAAATTATGATGGTAGTGCAGCAACAACTATTTCTGGATTAGATCATTTAGAAGGTCAAACTGTATCAGTATTAGCTGATGGTGCAACTCACCCAGATAAAACTGTAAGCAGTGGATCTATAACTTTAGATAGGTCATCAACAAAAGTAAAAGTTGGCTTGGCATATACATCATTAATGCAGACTATGAGATTAGATGCTGGATCACAAGATGGTACATCGCAAGGTAAAACTAAAAGAATATTTGATATTACAATAAGACTTTATGAATCTATCGGAGTAGAGGTAGGACCAGATCTAAATAATATGGAAAGAATACCATTTAGATCCTCTGCAAATCCTATGGATAGTGGAGTTAGTGTATTTACTGGAGATAAGGAAGTAGAGTTTAGGGGTAATTATGAAACAGATGGGTTTATCTTTGTTAGACAAACTCAACCTTTACCTTTAACGATTTTATCGTTATATCCTAGACTTCAGACAAATGATGGATAAAATACTAGATATAGTACCATACAAAGGAGAACATGGCATATTTATTATGAACCAAAAGATGAATCATGAATTAATGGATCGAGATATGAAATTTAAAGGTAATATGAATAATTTAGAACAACAGAATTTAGCTTTTACAGGACTTATAAAAAACAAACCTATTTTTGCAGCTGGTATGAAAATGATTTGGGATGGTGTTGCAGAAGGTTGGGTGATAGCTACTGATGATGTTTGGCAACATCCTTTGTTAGTAGCACGAGCTATCAAAAAAGATTTTGAACGCATTGCCAGACAACACAATATTAAACGAGTCCAAACTTCTGTAAGACAAGATTTTAAACATGGAATAAAATTTGCCGAATGGCTTGGATTAGAAAACGAAGGTTTAATGAAATATTTTGGATTTGATGGTTCACACCAATATAGATATGCGAGGATATTTTAATGAGTTGGTTAACAGCAGCAGTATCAGTAGCAGCAGCGAGACAAGCTAGTGCAGCTGGTAAATATAATCAAGCAGTTCAAGAAAGAAATGCAAAAGTTTTAGAACAAGAAGCACAGATTATTGAGAAACAAAAAGAGTTTGATCTTGCAAGATTTGATAAAGAATTTTTAAAATTACAAGGTGAAACTAAAACTCAAATATTATTTTCTGGTGCAGAATTATCTGGAACTGGTTTAAGAATTTTAAAAGCGAATGCTGAACAAGCAGAAATAGAAAAAGATATTATTGAATATAATGCAAATATTAACAAAAGCAGAAAATTTGAGGAAGCAAATTTTGCAAGAATGTCTGGTGTTGTAGCCAAGAATCAAGCAAAAGCTGCAGAACTTGGATATTATGCACAAGCAGGATCTAGTTTATTAACAGCTTATGGATAATTATTATGCCTAAAATTACAACATATACTTCGAGATCAAGACTTACTACTGATGGACCAGGAGTTACATCTAATTTACAAATATCTCCAACAGCAACTATAGCTGCCAAACTATTACCTGCTGCAAATCAAGTTACAGATTTTCATATAAAAAAAAGAGATATATCAGAAAAATTAGAAGCTAATAAAATCATTCAATCAGTTAAAGGAGATATTGATTTAGATATTGAAAAAAATAAAGATAATTCAAATGAAGAGCAAGTATTAAATATTATACAAAACAATTTTAAAAATTATAAAAATAATTCTCTTTCAACAATTAAAAATAAAAGAATAAGAGAGAGAGTAGAAAATGGTCTTGCTTTAGAATATCCAGAATTTATTAATACTGTAAAAAAAAACTCTTATACTGCATTAGAAACTCAAACAACAAAAGTATTAAATGATAATCTTAATAATATTATTAGTAAATATTCAACTACAGAAAATTTTATTTTAAAATCTAAATATAAAAATCAAGGCATAGAAGAAATAAATAATTTTGCTAAAGATTTTCAATTATCTGATTTTGCTTTAAAAGAAAAAATAAAAGCATTTGAAAAAAATTTATTAAGTGGAGATTTTGTTTCTTTTGTAGGTAAAGATAATGCAGCTAAAAATATTACAAATTTAGATGCTAGTTATGGTGCAGACAAAACTTTAACTAATGAAGAGTTTGCAGCTTCTGTGATTAGTGCTTATGATAATAAAATTGCAGAAATAACTATTGTTGGAGATCCTGATGCTGATTTTGATGAAGCAATAAGATTAATTGAAGAAGCTAGAACAATTAACAGAGTAAATGGATTTAAAGTAGATGCTGGGGTTACTGGAAAAAAATTAGATGAATTAGAACAAAAGATAAGAGGAGAAAAAATAACACATGAATCAACAATACAATCTCGTACTTTAGGTCTTGAATTAAATACTTATGTAGACGATCAAAAGAAAAGTTTATCTGGAAGTTTCTATAATGCTTTAGATCCAGAAAGAAATAAAGCAACAGACAAAGATTTATCTATTGAAGCGGAAACAGAATTTCAAGAAAGATTTGACGCTTATCTTGTTGCTAATAGAGATGCTACTTTTTTTGAAAAAAAATCTTATGCTAGAGAATTAAAATTACTTTTATTAGATAAATATGAAGAAGTAAATATTGAAGAGGTATCAACATTTAATTTGAATCAAAATAAATATAATGTTGTAAGATCAGAACAAGAAATCCTAGCTGCTATGACATTATATAAAGAAAAACCAGAAGAAAAAAATATTTTAAAAACTTTAGCTAAATTAAATGGTTATGTAGACAAAGATGGAAAAGCAGATGTAAACGCATTTTTTAATGTTTATTTTGAAATATTAAAAAATAGAAAAAAAGGTTAATATGACTACTGTTTTAAGTGATGAAGCACAAAAATATTTATTAGAACTAGAGTCAAGATTGGAAAAAATAGAACCAATAAACAATGGTTTAGTAAAAAAACCAGATGAAGAAAATTTTAACTTTTGGCAAACTTTAGGTGATGTGGCTAAATCTGCACCGCAAGGTGTTGTTAATGCAATAGAAGAATCAGGAGATTTTATTGATGAAAATATTATATCATTAGGTGGATTAGAGTTTGGAGACAAAGATGGTAAATTAACATTTAAAGATTTTATTCCATCATACATTCCTCCTTCAAAATGGAAAGCAGAAGAATATTCTAAAAAAAGACAACTACCTATATTTCATAAACCAGAAACTTTAGCTGGTAATTTTACTGAAGCAATGACTAGATTTATAACAGGTTTTTATTCACCTTCTAAAATTTTGAAAGGAGTAGGATTAACAGGTGGTTTTATTAAAACTGGATTAAGAGGTGTTACAGCAGGAGCTGTAAGTGATTTAACAGTTTTTGATCCTACTGAAGGTAGATTATCAGATCTATTAGTTGAATTTGATTCACCTGTACTAAATAATGCAGTTACTCAATATCTTGCAACAGATGAAGATGATACCGAAATGGAAGGAAGAATAAAAAATGTTTTAGAAGGTATGGCTATAGGTGGACCACTAGAAATATTATTTGGTATTAAAGCATTTAAAAAAGCAAAAAAAACACAAAACATAGATGAGAAACAAAAAATTTATGAGAAAGCTGGTAAAGCAATAAAAGATGTACAAAATAATAAAAAAACAAAATCAGTAAAAGAAGCTATACTTGATGGTAACAAAGCAATAAATTTAAAACAAGCTATTAAATCTTTTAAGACAACACAAAAGTCTGCAAAAAAAGATACAGAATTATTTATATCTAAAATACTTAATACTAAATCTTTTAAAAATGCTGGTGAAGTTTTAAAAACAATAGATAATGTTGTTGATACACTAGATGATAGTGTTAAAGAATTTTTAGATAATGATGTATTAAGAAATGATGCAGCTGAAGAACTTGCAAAAACCTTATCAAGAAATAAAGAAGAAGTATTAACAGCTTTAGCAAAAGATGCTGAAGATGCAAAAAATGCACCAGTAAGAATTTTAGCCAGTAAACAAGTTATACAAGAAATTGCTACAGACTATCAAAAATTACTAATTAAATATTTAGATGAGTTTGGTGAAAACGATAAGTTATGGTCAAAAAAAGCAAAAGAAGAAACTGCTTTATTAGGTGCGGTATTAAGAGATTCTACTGTTGCATTGAAAGAACAAATTAGAGGTGCAGCAAGACAAACACAAATTGGTAATGTGAAAGTAGCAAGATCTGAAGGCAAAGTTTTAGATGTAGAAAAAATGGCAGATATAGTAAATCGTTTTCAAGGTTCACCTGCTGCTATTGCAAAAAAAATAAAAAATGCTCCTGTTGAAGAAGTAATTGATGCAGTTGCAAAAACAAAATATCAAAGAACTGTAGAAGTATTTAACTCATTATATATTAACTCATTATTATCTGGTGTGTTTACACATGCAATCAATATGAAATCTGGTTTATATGAAGCATTTATTAGACCTATAGAACAAATTGGTGGAGGTGTTGCAAGAGCAGATTATAAAGCAATACAATTAGGTTTTGCACAATATAAAGGAATGATGTTGCATTTTGGTGATACAATTAAAGCTGTACAATTAGCTTTGAGACAAGGAGATGCTATACTTGATCCTCTACAAAGAACACAAGATAACTTACAAATTGTTGGAGGAAAAGCAATAAGACCTATTAGTGGTGCTAATTTAGGTTTTGATGGAAGAGCTGGAACAATAGCAGATTTTATAGGTAACTTATTAGAACTACCATCAAGATTATTAATGACAGGTGATGAATTTTTAAAACAAATAAACTATCGAGGCAGATTATATACAAACGCTTTAGAAAATACTATGGAGAGAGGTTTAGATATTACCTCTAAAGCAGGAAGAGATAATATTAAAAAAATTTTTGATGAAGGATTTGATAAAAATGGTATGGCAAATGTTAAAGATAATGGAATTAATGCAGAAGCTCTACAATATGCAAGAGAAGCAACTTATACTAACACATTAAAAGGTGGAAGTTATTTAGATTGGGGAGCTAAATTACAAAAATTACTTAACTCTGCACCTGAATTTAGATTTTTAGCACCCTTTATAAGAACACCTACAAACTTATGGAGGCATTTTGGAAATCGTATTCCTGGTTTAGGTTTGCTTACAAAACAAAATAGAGAATTGTGGAGATCAGGAGATCGAAGAGCAAGAGCTGAAGTATTAGGTAGACAGTTTATGGGTATGGCTTATGCAATGTATGGATTTCACCTATGTACAGAAGATATTGAAGATGCCAATGGAAATAAATATCCAAAAATTACAGGAGCTGGACCAAAAGACTTTGATGTAAAAAAAAGTTGGTTACAATTAGGATGGCAACCTTATTCTATTGCACAAAAAAATGAAGATGGTTCTATTACTTACAAACAATATAATAGAATGGACCCTCGTTTTTACATTTTTGGTATCATAGCAGATTTGAAAGAAAATATTTATAACATTAATGATGAAGATAAAGAGAATATTTTTGCAGCAGCTGTTTTAACTGTTTTTAGAAACGCAACAAACAAAACTTATTTAAGAGGTATTTCTGATGCGGTTGATGTTTTTACAGATCCTACATCAAACAAACTCGCTAGATTTGCTGGTCAAGTTGTTGGTAATGCAATCCCTTATGCTTCTTTAGTTGGACAAGGAATACCAGGTATTATTGAACAAGAAAAAGAAGTTTGGGAAACAAGATCTTTCATAGATAAAATTATAGACAGATTAGGATTTGAAGAAAATGTTCTTGATCCTAGAAGAGATTTTTTAACAGGTGAACCAGTATATAAAACGCCTAATGCTTTATATGCAAATCCTAATGGTATTTTATCTTTATCTTTTTGGTTACAAGGACCATCTTTAGTTGGAAGAAAAATAGATGTGAAAAATGATCCTGTTGTTTATGAAATAGCAAGATTAAAAATACCTTTAGTTGCACCACAAAAAGTTAAATTTAAAACAGTAGATTTAACAACCTTTAAAAAAAATGGTCAATCTGCGTATGATTATATGATAGAACAAATAGGTAAATCAGTTAATTCTAGGGGTGAAACTTTAAAAATGAGATTAGATAGACAGATTAATTCTACTTCATACAAAAGATTACAAGAAGGAGATGTTAATTATGATGGTGGTAAAGAGTTTCAATTAAAAAAAATAATAGAACAATATAAAGAAATAGCATATTTAAACATGTTAAAAGAGTTTCCAGAAATAAAAGATGCTATAATACAAGCACAAAAGAACAAGTATTACTTATTGAAAAGAAAGGAAGGAAACGAGCCAGAGGTTGACAATAGACTCTTGCCTAAATAAACCAAAAGATATATAGGGATAAATATGACAATATCATCAACTACAGTAAAAAATTCATATTCAGGTGATAATTCTACAGCTACATTTAGCTACACCTTTAAGATATTTGCGGATTCTGACTTGCAGGTCATTATAAGATCATCAACAGGAACTGAAACTGTAAAAACAATCACAACACACTACACTGTGAGTGGTGCAGGAGATGCTAATGGAGGTTCTGTTACATTTACTGCTGGTAATATACCAACTAATACAGAAACAGTTGTGTTGAGAAGAGCAGTTCCGCAAACACAGGCAATCGATTATATTGCCAATGATCCTTTCCCTGCGGAATCACACGAAGAGGGATTGGATCGTGCTATGATGACAACTCAACAAGTTCAAGAAGAACTTAATAGAGCTATCAAAATATCACGAACAAATACAATGACATCTACAGAATTTACTGTAGGTGCAACAGATAGAGCAAATAAAATTTTAGCGTTTGATTCTTCAGGAGAGATCAGCGTTACACAAGAGCTAGGTACATATCAGGGAAATTGGTCTGCCTCTACTGCATACAATGCAAGAGATTTAGTAAAAGACACCAGCACCAATAACATCTTCCTTTGCAACACCTCTCACACATCTTCTGGTTCACAACCACTAACAACGAATACAGATAGTGCAAAATGGGATTTAATAGTTGATGCAGCTTCTGCAACAACATCAGCTAGTGCTGCAGCATCAAGTGCTTCAGCTGCTGCTACATCTGCAACTGCCGCTGCAAGTTCAGCATCTGCTGCTGCAACATCAGCTACTAATGCTGCTACATCAGAAACAAACGCTGCAACATCTGCTACGACTGCATCGACACAAGCAACCAATGCGGCTACATCTGCAACGAATGCTGCAACAAGTGAGACTAATGCGTCTACTTCTGCAACAGCTGCAGCTAGTTCAGCAACTTCTGCTGCTAGTTCTGCTACAACAGCTACAACACAGGCGAGTGCTGCTAGTACCTCTGCGACTAATGCTGCAACCTCTGAAACAAATGCTGCTACTTCTGCGACCAGTGCAGCTAGTTCAGCTACCACTGCTACGACAAAAGCTAGTGAGGCAGCAACATCAGCAACTAATGCCGCAACAAGTGCAACTGCTGCTGACACTGCCAAAACCGCAGCTCAAGCTGCTCAAACAGCTGCCGAAGCTGCTGCTGATAATTTTGATGATACATATTTAGGTGCAAAAACATCTGATCCAACAGTCGATAATGATGGAGATGCGTTGACTGCTGGAGATTTATATTTTAATAGTAATACTAATGTACTTCGTGTATATAATGGATCTGCGTGGCAAGATGCTGCTGTAGATACAACAAGTTTTTCAACGAAAGGATTTGCAACAGCAATGGCTATTGCATTATAAGGAGGATAAATGGCACAAGACTTTGAATCAGAAGGCGGTCAAATAACTAATTCAGCTACAACTCTACTTACTGCAAATAGTGATGATGCTATTGTTGGATTAAGATTAGCAAATATTACTACAGCTACAGTAACTTGTAGTGTATGGATTTCTGAAGGTGGTTCTACTACTCGATACCTTGTTAAGGATTTAAGTATTCCTGCAGCAAGTTCAGTTGAGCTAGTTAATGGTGGAGCAAAAATAGTTTTACAAAATGCTGATATATTAAAAGGTCAATCCAGTGCAGCATCTAGTGTAGATGTTTGGATTAGCCGAGTAGATAGCATCAGTACATAGGAGAATAAATGGCTATAAACAATGTACAAAATGGTGTCATGTATATTGGCGACACACCAGCTAGTGAACATATTTACGAACATGCACAAGTTATGGATGAGAATATGGAAATTGAATCTGCAGTTCTTGCAGGTCCAGTTACCTTTACTCAAACTGTAACTGTAACAGGAGTATTGGTAATTTTATAATGTCAAAGATAGAAGTAAACACAGTTGATGTACAATGCGGATCTACACTTACTTTAGGTAGCTCTGGTAAAACAGTTCAATTAGCAAGTGGTGCTAGTCAATCTGGTTTTGGTAGAACAGGAACTGTTGATTGGCAAACATCAAGTATTAAAACAGCAACATTTACAGCTGCTAATGGTGAGGGTTATTTTTGTAATACAACATCAGGTGCTTTTACAGTAAACCTACCTGCAGGATCAGCAGGTGCAATCGTAGCTTTTTCAGATTATACAAGAACCTTTCAAACAAATAATTTAACAATCTCTCCACAATCAGGAGAAAAAATCGGTGGTGTTGCAGCATCTACAACTCTATCTACAGAAGGTCAAACAGCAACTTTTGTATATGTAGATTCAACAGAAGGTTGGATTAACATTCAGGAAACATCAAATTCTGTAACAGGAAGACAATTTATAACAGCTACTGGAGGGACAATTACAACATCAGGAGATTTTAAAATCCACACTTTTACAAGTCCTGGTACTTTTTGTGTATCAGCTATTTCAAATGTAGCAGCAGAAAATACTGTAGGGTATGTAGTAGTCGCAGGAGGTGGCGGTGGTTCAGCAAATGGAGCTGGAGGTGGTGGAGCAGGTGGATATAGAGAAGGTAGAAATGTTCCTGTAGACAATTTTACAGCATCACCTTTAGTGGCAGATGCACCCACAAATGCAGTAACACTTACAGCAACAGGTTTTCCAATAACAGTTGGAGCAGGAGGAACAGGTGTTGGTAGTTCACCTTATATAGGTGGTTCAGGTGCGAATTCAATTTTTTCAACAATAACATCAGCAGGAGGAGGTGGTGGTGGTTCAAGATCATCTAGTCCTAAAAATGGTGTTGCAGGAGGATCTGGTGGCGGAGGTGGTGGTGGTTGTGGTCCTGGAAGTAATCCAGGAGGAGCAGGTAATACCCCACCTGTAACTCCATCACAAGGTAATGCTGGAGGAACAGCAAATGGTCCAAGTGGAACACATGCTGGTGGTGGTGGTGGAGGAGCTACTGCAGTTGGAGGTACTGCACCAGGAGCTAATTGTGTATCAGCAGGACCAGGAGGTGCAGGAGCAACAAGTTCAATTACAGGAAGTCCAGTCGCAAGAGCTGGTGGCGGAGGTGGATCAGGTAGAACAACTCCAGGATCATCACCAGGAGGAACAGGAGGAACTGGAGGAGGTGGTAATGGAGAGGGAAATCCTAGTTCTCCAGGATCAGCAGGTACAGCTAATACTGGTGGTGGCGGTGGTGGAACTGAATTTTTAGGAAATTCTGGTTTTAATGGTGGAAGTGGAGTAGTAATAATAAGGTATAAATATCAATAATTATGACAAGTACAATTAAAGTAAACAACATACAAAATCAATGCGGAGCTAACATCATTAATGAAAGCTCTAACACGATAACTATCGGTGCAAGTGGCGATACTATTGCTTTAGCATCAGGTGCATCGCAAACAGGTTTTGGTAGAACGGGGACAGTTAACTGGGATACTACAGCTAAGACTGCAAGTTTTACTGCTGTAAGTGGGAATGGTTATTTTGTTAATACAACTTCAGCAGCAATTACTGTTACTTTACCTGCTGGTAGTTCTGGAGATATTGTAGCCTTTAAAGACTATGCAAATACTTGGGATACAAATAATGTAACCTTAACACCTAATGGTACAGATAAAATTAATGGTGCTAATGCTAATGCAACTTTATCTACAGAATCTCAATCAGTAACTATAATTTATGTAGATTCAACAAAAGGATGGCAAGATATACACGATTCAACTTCTAATGTTACTGGAAGTGCTTATGTTGCAGCAACAGGTGGAACAGTTTTAACTAGCGGAAATTTCAAAACTCATATTTTTACATCTCCAGGAACATTTTGTGTTTCCTGTGCTGGAAATGCTTGTGGTTCAAACACAGTAGATTATTTTGTAGTAGCTGGTGGTGGAGGTGGTGGTAGAGATGATTTTCCTGCTTGTAGAGTAGGTGCAGGTGGAGGAGCAGGAGGATTTAGATTATCTAACTCTGTTGGTTGTTTACCAGCACCTTCTATGTCGCCTTTATCAAATCCTACTGGATTACCAGTTTCAGTAACAGGCTACCCAATAACAGTAGGTGCAGGTGGAAATGGTGGTACTAGTAGCGATCAGGGAGGAGCTAGAGGTAGTAATTCAATATTTTCAACTATAACATCCACAGGTGGAGGAGGTGGAGGAGGACATACTCCAACATCAGATACACCATCTGCTCTTTTTCCTGGTGGTTCTGGAGGAGGAAGTCAAGGTACAGGTGGAACAGGAAATACTCCGCCAGTTAGTCCACCTCAAGGAAATAATGCAGGTAATGGTGGAGCAGCACCTTCATACGCAGGTGGTGGTGGCGGTGGAGCTGGAGCTGTTGGAGGAAATCAATCTGGTAGTACAGGTGGTTCTGGAGGAGATGGATCTTTTATTGCTTGTTCTATGATAGGACCAACTGCACCTAGTTATGGAACACCAGGTCCTGCAACAGGTAGATATTTTGCAGGTGGTGGTGGAGCTAAAGAAAGTGGAGCAGGTGGAGCAGGTGGTGGAGCTGCTGCTTCTGGAGGAGCTAATGCAACTGTTAATACAGGTGGTGGTGGAGGTGGTCAAAGAGCAGGTAACGCAGGTAGTGGAGGAAGTGGTATAGTAATAATAAGGTATAGATTTCAATAGGTAAATTATGAGTGAAGTAAAAGTAAATAAAATTAGTCCAAGAACAAATTGTGGTACAGTCCAGTTAGGAGATAGTGGTGACACTATTACAATTCCTGCTGGTGCAACAATCACGAACAATGGAACGCAGACAGGATTCGGTAGAACAGGGACTGTAGATTGGCAAACATCAATTAAAACAGGAGATTTTACAGCAACATCAGGCGAAGGATATTTTGTAAATACAACTAGTGGACCAATTACAGTAACACTACCTGC